AAAGGGGCCTTAAGGCCCCTTTTTGTTACTACTAAGAATTACTTCTTAGTAGGAGCATCTGCCGGTTTAGAAGCTTCTGCTGGTTTTTTATCCTCAACAGGTTTACCATCCTTACCAACTGGTTTTACTTTGGGTTTCACGGGTTCCTCTTTTTTCGCTTCAGCTTTAGGAGCATCCTTTTTGGGTTCCTCTTTTTTAGCTTCAGCTGCATAAGTACCAGTTACAAGACCAAGTGATGCGAAAAGTGCGATTAAAAATTTCATTTTAGTTCCTTTAAGTTAAAAAAATCAATAGCTCATCATCCTTAGCGATTCATAGTCTGATATGTCAGACGGATACTCGCATACAGCTTGGACTACTATTCATCGTTTGCCAATTTGGCAAAATATGATAATGATTCTTCATCATCAAAATCTACTTCTTTGGGTGGAGCTTTAGCAGTAGGTTTAGAAACAATTTGAGACTTAGGGGCAGACTCCGACGAATTATCATATAAATCTACATCTTCAGCTCTGCGAGATACAGAAGCACTATTACTAGATAAAACTGTTTCTAGTTTTTGTTTCAAAAATTCATAACTTTTGAAATGCCTACTATCTAGAAACTCTACTAAAGAAAATTGTTTATTCCAAATAGATTCAATTATACTATCATCATCCGCAATTGCAGAGGGTGAATCAAATTCTGATTTGTCATAATTTCTATAACCTTCTACATTACGAATTTTCAGTTTAAAATTAGCTCCTTCCCAAAAGTCGAAAGGGTTAACCGGTTTCTCATCCTCAAATTGTGGATGAGAAACATCTTTGATCTTATCAAAAATTTTCTTACCGAATTTGAAAAGAAATACTTTACCCTCGTTTTCTGGATTAGCAGGATCTTTAATAACGAGAATGTTAGTAATATAATTAAGTTTGCGTTTTTGTTTACGAGCTGTTTCTTTATCAATCTCGCTTCCACTATTCCATAATTTAGTATTTAATTCCGAAACAGGGTCAGCTTGGCCAATAGTTGTTAGTGAATTTTCAATATACCATTTGCCAGATGATCCTTGGAAACCATGCGACCAAATGCGAACCCAAGGGAGTTCCTCCCCCTTGGGCGGAGCTAAAAATCTAATAACTGCATAACCGTTTCCTGCTTTGTCTACTGCAGGAACCCAGAAACGATCATCACCTTTGGATTCAGATTGGGGATTGGAAATTTTCTCAACTTCCCTCATTAATGAGTCGAACCCACCGCGAGTCTTGCGAAGATCAGAAAGAGATGTAAATGCCATTGTATTCTCCGTATAAGCGTTGTATGAAAAGTATTAACGTCGTTTGATTTTTATGAATTTTTCATATTCTAAAAATTCATCAAACGTATCATCTTTATTTTTAGATGATACAACATTATATATTAATTTTTTATGCTTGTCAAGTTTATTTTTGTTATTTTTAATCTTATTGGATTTTTTTTCTTGATCAAAGTCATCGAATCTTTTAGTGTGTCCCATATACTACTTTATATCCTCATCATTAATTATTAAATAGGGCCAAGCTGAAATACGTTTTGTTAATTCTTGTTGATTCATTGCCAACTTAGCTAAAAATCTTTGAGTTTCTTTTAAGGAATGTATTTGCGCAGATAAATGATCCGCCAACAAATTAATTTGATCATTTACTTTTGAAAGTTCTATTTCTAGATTATTTATTTTTTGGACAGATAAGTCCAAATTTTCGTCTGATAATTTCATTAAATTTGTTTTTATCTATATTAAGAAAGGGTCTGTATTTTTTTACTAATCTAGAAATATCTGGCCATATTATACTATCATCTATTTCTTTATCAAATTTTTCTACAATATTAAAAATATCATCTAAAATTACTAACGTTTCTATGGAAATAGATTTTCTTAGATAAGCCCTTATTATATATGGATGTTCGCCTTTGGAGCAATAAAAAATATGTTCAAAAGTTAAATTAGTTTGTTCTAAATCAAGTATTAAGTTATCTACATCTTTGGTAAAATTATAGGTTAATCCTTCAATTCGTTTTTTCCATACTGTGTATGTTTTATTTGCTTCTGCGTCAAAAACACCTCCCCATCTATCTCCGGAAACAAAATTTGCTATTAAAAAATTTGCAACTTCCTCGTCTGAATATTTTTTAGCAACCTTTTTTAGTGCAAATAAATCATTTCTTTTTTCAAATGCTTTTCTAGTAGCTTTAACCTTTCCTTTCTGTTTAATAACATCATAATTATCAGTTGTAAAATGTAACTTCAATGCCAAATAGTACTTATATACTTGAAATTCGTCCATTATAATCATAGAGGTAGTTTGCCTCGTTTTTTCAACATATTTGCTTCCTCCGCCTCAATTTGGATTTTATCTTTTAAAGATTGATTAATTAACGATGCCACAGAAGATACATCTATATCAATAGTGTTACAATAATCAATTATGGCATCCATATAACCAATTTTTTCTTTAGCGACCTTTTCTTCTATATGTAAAGAAAATTCATTTGCTGATCTAAATCTTTTGGTAATTAGAAAACCGTCAGTAAATTTATTATCCTCTCTCATCATTTGTAAATCACTAAAGCTAAAATTGTTTTTTTCATTAAATCTCCTTAAATATAAGGTAGTTCTTTGGGTAAAAAGGAAGAACTACCAAAACCCCTTCAGATTTAAGCGGCTAGCTTAAGGTCCTGATAAAAATAGTCGTCGTTTGCGTCTATTTGCTTTTGCTAGGATTACGTCCTTCGCCTATCGAGTTGTCCACTTACTTACTATTTGCCCCGTCGAAACTTGTTCAGGCCCATCATAAGCACACAGTTTGGACTTTTATTATGAGCATTCTTATCTCATTCACCAGTAGACCATGTGCTTATGGTGGACCTGGGCGGTACTGCCCCGCCGTCCGCAGCACTTTTCTGCTCGCTTCATACAACTATATGATTATATATTAACTATTCAGCACCCTAGATACAGAGGTCATTACTGCAGCAATTCTACTAATTTCCTGTAGTTGGTTTACAGTATATCCTGCATTTTTGAGTGTTTATAGTGTGCTTTGACACAAAAATGGCAATTACTTGACATTCTGGTTTTGCTTGTTGTATCCCCATAGCAATACTATCGCCCAATATCATGCAATCAAGCGTCATCGTCTCGCATTAATTCAGCTAGGCTTGCTATTAAGGCTATAATTATGAATAGCCAGAAATACATACTATAAAGTTTCGCCACCCACTGCACGATTACAAGCACAGAGTTTGCCGGTCTGCAGTGCATCAAGAATTCTAAGTGTTTCTTCGGGGCTTCTACCGACATCAAGATTATTTACAGTAACGTGCTGAATAATATTGTCGGGATCCACAATAAATGTAGCACGCAAAGCTACACCATTTTTCTTATCAATAACACCCAATCTTTGTGCTAATCCATTTTCTACATAACGAGCATCATCAAAATATAAAGGTTCCTTAACTAGATCTGCAAACATCCATGAATTAGTTTTCTTAAGATCTTCGTGAGCATTACGCCAAGCTAGTTTGCAGAATTCATTGTCTGTACTACCCATTAAAAGCACTGCATCGCGATCATTGAAATCATTGACTAGTTTATCATATGCAACGATTTCTGTTGGGCATACAAATGTAAAGTCTTTAGGATAAAACATAATAACTTTCCACTTACCTGGGAAAGATAGTTCTGTTAAATCCTCGAAGGCGTCTTCGGGCGTAAGAGCACCGGGCTTCACACCAACGACATTGAACGGAGTTAGTTTATCACCGACAGTTTTCATACATTTCCTTTTCAAAGTTATTTTTAGGGTACATTTTCTATATAATATATTAAATAGTGTGGATAGTCTAGCTTTTAGTTGACCATTCGTATTCGTCTCTCATCTTTATCAATTTATTTGCATAATCGTCTCTTTTTTTCTGAAATATCTGCGGATAGTCGTTCTCCACAGCTATCATGATAGTAATTTTGGGTACAGGTATCTTATATCTTTCCTCAAACATAATAGCGTAAGCAGTAGCTTGAACAAAATATCCCCCAATCCATTCTTCTCGTTTTGGTTTAGAAGAAGTTTTGAAATCTATAACATTAAGTTTACCATTATATTCTGCTATACAATCCACTGTACCTGCTAATCTTAAATGGTTTGAATAAAGATATTTCTCTTGAAGATGTATGTTGTCTATTTTATTTAAATATGGAATTAAACTTTTAAATAATTCTAATTGTACGGGGTTGTCTATTACACTATCTTCGTTTGAAAGATATTTTTCTATTAAAGTATGAGTTTTCGTGCCTCTACTAGAAGCCGCCTTTGAAATTTTATTAGCTTCTTCTTGTCCAATTCTATTACGCCATTGCTTAATTTGTTCTCTAGAAAAATACGAAAGCATAGTTGTGACCGAAGGGTATTTATTTCCCTCCGGTGTCAGATAATATCTTTTACCAGTATCTTCTGTTATTTGTTTTAGGTCAAGACTAGGCAAATGTACATGATTAAACTGCATTATTACCCTTGTAATACTTCTATTGCATGATTATAATGTTTTATTCTATCTTCCAAACCAATAAATCCACCATTAATTCTTTTAGTGAGCATTTTAATATCTTGTTGATCAGCAAGCTCGTTCAATTTATTAGCATGCCAAAACCAACACGCAGAATGTAATGCATAATAAGGTTGAGTCAAAACATCAGGTTGATTTAATAATGTATCATCTTCAAACATAAACTGACTGCAACGTTGATAATTACTTTTACCGGTTAACTGTATAAGACCCCTGCCCCTAAATTTAAATCCCTCACCGCTTTCTTCTGAACCATTGCCCATTCTATTGGCATAAACCCTGTTAGCTATTTTTACTGGTTGTCTCGCATAAGCTTGCGCCATTTCCATCGTTGGAAAATATTTTGAAAATATTCTTCGCAATCCGTCTGCAGAATAATTAAGATTTTCAGATAGAACTGTAAAACCCCCAGACTCATGTGCACATTGTGCTATAAATGCGGAAACTCTTGCAACGTCATTGATATGATATTGCGGCAAAGCATCGCATACTGCTTCATACCATTCGCTAATATTTTTTACTTTGGGTATCAAATGATGTAACTTATCCTCA